TTCAATGCTTTTGGTTAATGATTTAGCACTTACACGAGCAGCATCTAAGCTACCCGTTAAGGTCTTGACTCCTTCGTTTATTCCGTATTGGTCTGACATAGTTCTTCATTGTGTGTATAGTGTGTATCTGGAACATCTTACATTTCCTCTGGGGCTGTAAGTGCTTCTGTGCCGCCTCTGACCAGCCCTTGTGTTGTTACTGCTTGTCTAAAGGCTTCACGCATATCGTCTGTTAAGCGGGACATAAATGCAGTCACAACAGTGTCTGCTTGTTTAGCTGGGACACCTTCAATAAACGCTGCTAACTTGCGTGGGTCTAACATCATTTCAGCAGCCATTTTATTGATGTCTTCTGTAGCGTCTTTCTTAACTGCTTTCAGAACGGTGTTAGTCAACAAAGCAGCACGATTTAATAAGTTAGGAAGTTCAGCAGTTTCAGCGCCCACTACTCGTGATTTTGTTGCTAATGCTTCTGCTTTTGCTTTACGCTGGACATCAGCTAACACCCTATTAATAATGTTAATCTGTGCTGGTTCTAACACATCTTCTAACTTCTTAAAGCGAGCTTGTCCTGTAGACTTTTTGATGGTCTGAGCAGCGTTTTCTACCGCAGTCGCAAACACACCTGCTCTTTGCTTGTCACCTAATGATGTTTGTAGTTTCTGTTCAAGCGCTTGACCAATCTCCATTTGATTGATTTTTGTAGACGCTTGCTCATAAGTCCGTAAATACTTCTTCCAATCCGTACCACCAGCAGACTCAATCGCATTGTCAATATAACTCTTTAGATTGGTGTCTAAACGAGCAACTAACTTATCGTCAAAGTTTCCTGTTTCACGAGAAAGTGTTTTAATCGTGTTACCAAGTTCTTTACGAACTGTGTACAAATCCCGTGAATCAATAACACCACGAACATCAGACAAACCAGCTAACTTTTCACGAACAGTAGATAAAGATTGTTGCGCTAAATCGGAAGCACGTATACCGGGAGTTGTTAATACTGAGTCAATCTTTTCAATAATTGGAGTAGTACGCAACGGATAAAAACCATTTTGAGCAATACTATCTAATTGAAGTTTCTTAAAGTTTGCTTCTGCTTGACGCTGTGCTGCTGTGTTTTTAGCAGTTATAGCCCCTTCGATATTGCCTAAAACCGTATCAAAGGCTCGTTGCTGTTGTTGTGCTGCTTGTGTCTCTAATTGACCCGCAACTTGTAGAGCTTTGCCCTTGCTTGCAAACTTAGACGCAATTTCATCTTCTAGCCGAGGAACTAATTGACCAGCAATATTAGCTTGTCCTAAAGCATCTTCTCTCATCGGTGCAGTTACCGCTGTGCGTTGAGCTTGTGCTGCTGCTAGAGCAGCTTCGTCTCCGCCGACAGTGCGTAATGCAGCTAAACGAGCAGCTTCTTGTTCAGCTTCACGAGCAGAAAACCTTGCTGAAATACCACGAGCAGGTGCTGTTGCTAGATTCTGTTGATATGCAGCTAACGCAGTTGCTTCAGGAATATCCGATACAGCTTCAGCAACCGTAGGACGTGCGCCAGTAACAAGTTCATCAGATTGACGCAGTGCTTGAACAATCTCTTGCTTCTTGTCACCAGTTAGTTTATTAATGTATTCACGCAATGCTTTTGTTCTACCTGCTTCAGTAACAGGTTGAAACACATCTTTTAATACTTTTGAAACCTTTGCTGTGCTTTCAATACCGCCAGACAATAAACCACCAAACGCAGCGCCAATCCCGATTTGCTTCATCTTTTCTTCGATGTAGTTATCTACGTCGGTAACAGGTTGCAATCCGCCAAATAATGTACCTGTAGCAGCTCCTTGACCAACACGACCAAGTGCTGTTGGTGCTGCTGCGGCAGGAACAAGTTTATTAACAGGACTTACAACCGCACCTGCTAATTGATATGGGTCAAAACCTTCGCTACCTACTCTTTGACGACCTTCTTGTGTCATCTTCTCATATTGACGAATATTGGCACGGGCTTCTTGTTTAACACGTTCACCCAATATTCCTGTCTCACCAACAAGTTGATTAAATCCTAGGATAGGGTCAACAATCGCTCCTTTGGCAAACCGAGCAATAGGTGAACCAGCGCCAAACATCTGCTCTAGTGTCCCTACAGGTTGTTCTTGTTTTGTAGAACTAAGTGATTGAGCAATTTGAGCCAATCGTTGTGCATCTTCTGTATTACCAGCAGCATCAGCAGCTCGTAACGCTTGCATTACTTCAGAATAAGTAGCCATTACAATCCTTATTGTGTTTTAGCTTTAATGTATTTATTAATTAACGCATTGTCGTCAGAAGCAACGCTTCCAGCCGATGGTTTAGCTGGTTTGAGATTTATAGGCTCTGTTGGTTTTACTCTAGAAGTGAATCCAAACTGTTCAGTACCTCTATTAATATTAAACTCTAGTTTACGCTTTGTCTCATTAACCCATGCAGCTAACGCATCTGCATCGCTATAACCGGGAAAGCTCTTCATAGATGCACGCATATCAGCATCCGAGGCAGAGCCGGGAGGAAGTTGACCAATCTGTTCCATTAACTGCGATGCAGCAATCTTGGTTTGCGCCATCAGTGTTTTCTTAGATGCTAAGGCTTTTGTTTCACCTTTAGTTGTCCAGTCAATAATGCTTTGAGCGTCCTTAATATCACTTGCTTTAACTTGATTTAAAGTATCCAACAACTTTTGAGCGCCTTCAAACTCTTGACGGATAGGCTTCATTTCTGTTGGTCCAAAAATAGTTCCAGAAATATCTCGATAAGCGCCGCCTTTGCCAACTGGACCGGGTTTACCTATTCCGTCCCCTTCGCCTGCAGTTTTAGCCGCTAAACGCTCTCGACGTGCGGCTGCTAGTTCAATTACCCTTGCTTGTTGGTCTGGAGAACCAAATTGACGGAACACTTGTAAATATTGAGCGTCTGTAGCGTTTTCAGGTAGAGCAGCTAATGCTACCCGCAGTTGCTCATCTTGAGATACCTTACGTTCTTGCAGAGAAATATCCGCTTGCGTCTTCTGACGACCTAAACCTTGTTTTTCTAAATCATTAGCTTGTTGAGCAGCAAGTTGTGAATAGCGTAAAGACCCTGCTTTCTGCAATTCTGCTGCTAAACCACGCAAACCTGATACAGAATTAACATCAAAGTTCTCTGATAGTTTTTTAGCCATTGCTGCTTCTTGCAACTGTGGGTCTTCCATACCGAGTAAGCTCTGTCCAGCACGACCTAACTGTTTACTACCAGCATATATTCCAGCAGTGGCTCTTTCCATTGGACTTAATTGAGCAAGCATAAAGCCTTCTTTTAAGTCTTGAGCCATACGCTGTTGTTGAAGTTGTGCTGGGTCTACACCAAATAAACCGCCTACAATATTATCTGCCATGTTCTTTCCTATTAATCGTAAGACATTGTATCAAACCAACTATTATTAAAGTTAGGATTTGTACCATAACTAGGACCGGTATAAGTAGGAGTAGAACCACCACCACCCATTCCTTTAAAAGCCCCACCCATGTAAGACTGACCTAAACCCTGTAAAGCAGTACCCCAAGGACTCCATGAGTTAGCAGCTTGTTGTGTTTGAGCAGCAGCCATGCCACTGGCTAATAATGATTGACCTGCTCTGCCACCTGCTGCAGCATTTTGACCGCCTACCTGTAATCCAAGTCCAAGAGCTTGTTGACCCATTTCTTCGATAGAGCCAGCCAAACCAAGCTGAGTCTGTAAAGGACCATAACCTTGGGAAGTTAGAGCAGGAACTTTACCCATTAAACCAGCACCGACATTATACAAATCAGCACCAAACTGAGTACGTTGACGACCATACACATCTGCGTTAGCAGCAAGTTCGGCTTCTTGTCGAGCAATCGAATTATAATAGGCTTGCAGTTCTGGATTAGAAGGAGCGCCACCTGTTCCTGTTTGAACACCTAAACCGCCTCTACCTGAACCAAATAAACCACTTCGTACTCCTGAGAGAGCTGAAGCACGTCCGGGTTCTAATAAAGCACGTTGTTGGGTAGCGTATTGCTGTGCGGCTTCTTCTGGTGAAGTTGCTAAGTATTGTTGACCGAGACCAAAGAGTTGTTGACCAGCACCGTATAAAGGCTGTGCATATTGTCCAAGTTGTGTTGGGTCATAAGCAGTTGCTTCTGCAATCCTTTTATCACGAAGGGCTTGCATCTCTGGTGTCAGAGTATACTTAGCAGACTCTACCCCATAATCGCCTTCAGTAAATTCAGAAGTACCAAAACCAGTAGTGATTCCTACAGGTCTAAACTTTTGATATTCAGCAGCTTGTTGACCTGCTTCTCGTTGTGCATTTGCGGCATCTCTTGCTGCACCAGCAGCTTTATTGCCTTGTATAATTGAACCGCCAACTACTGCGGCTGCTGCGGCTGCTCCCCATGGCATATTAAGCTCCCTCTTTCATAAGTAATACCTCATCTATTTTGTCTGAATTAGTTTCTTCTGTTGCGTGAATACAAAACCAGTGTGCGTCTTCTAAAGCTGTTATCGAATGATTTAAATGCTTTTTAATTGTTAGGCAAGCAGGAGCAGTAAACTCTTGTGTTCCTTCATCTGTCTTAACAATAACTTTACCACTTGCAAGAATACTTAAATGGTCATAATCGTGAGCATGACTTAATGCAAAATAGCCTTTAGGAAGCATCATCTGTTTAGCGTATACTCCACTAGAGAAGTGATGTTTGATTCCTAAATCTACTTCAAATAGTCCTTTAAGTTCTTTAAACTGCTCAGATACGGTGTGCATTTTTATCCTTATACTTTTCTGTACGAATACAAACAATCATTGCTATTCTATCGCTATCTGTTTTATTATCAACCCAATGAACATTTGAATTATCAAACCACCAAGCCTGTCCTAATTCTGGTTCAATAACACCGTCATCAAAACCAAAAATAGAACCTGTTTTGTTTAAAATAGGCACATAAAACTTATCATAATACTGAGCGTGCCAACCAGCATCAGTATGTTTTGCGATGTGTCCGTTAGGAGGAAGTTTTGTAATTAAAATACCGCCTAACCTTTCTCCCTGTACTTTAGTCATTAAATCAAACACAATTTTCTTTACTGCTGGTATCTTTTCTATTACTGGATACCAAATAGAATCGTGTTCTGCTTCAAATCCTTTTAAATCGCCTTTTTCTTCAAAAGGTTTAATATCATTGTACCTAGCCCAAATATCACTCATCTCAGCGTGAGGCGAATTAGGAAATGTTCTACGATAATTATATTTATCAAATTCTTCATAATTATCTAACAACTCTTTTTGTAACTGAGTTACATCTAAATCAGAACAAACTAATTCATGTGATTTAATCATATCTGTAGTCTTCACGAATGACGACTGGTACTTTAAAACTCATTAACGCAATTCATACCAAGTAGATAAGTTACCGTTTGCTACTTGATAAGTTGAACCCGGAGGAATTATTGCTGATACAAAACTATATCCAGTCTGCCCTGCTCCAGTGTTAACGTCATAAAACTGACGAATAACAAGGTTGCCATTTATGTAAAACCAAGCTCCTGATGTATTTACTAAAGTAATAATGACTTGAATAGGGTAGGTTTCACCGTTAGTGTATGTTGAACCGACAGCACGAGAACCTGCTACGTTCTGCCATGTTTCACCGCCAATACCTAAACCTTTTGCTACTGTAGGAGCTGTAGATGTCCAAGCAGTTCCGTTGGAAGTAAGGACATTTCCGGAAGTGCCGGGCGCTACTGTGTTAACACCTGAAGTACCGTTACCAACTAACACAGCATTAGCCGCTAGTGTAGAACGACCTGTTCCTCCATCAGCAACCGCTAAGTCAGTAATACCGACGATAGTACCACCAGTAATGTCTACTGCAGTCTTAGCTTGAGTAGACATATTACCCAAAGACAGGGCTGTAATCTCTGCCTTTACAAACGCAGTATTCGCTAACTGAGTGGTATTAGAACCAGCAGTAGCTGTGGGTGCAGCAGGAGTACCTGTAAAACTAGGGCTGTTAATATCTGATTTAGATGCAATCGCATTAGAAACCGCATTAAGCTCGGTATCAATCTCTGTGCCTTTGACAATCTTACCAGCATTACCTGTTGGTAAAGTATCCTTAGCGGTGAAATTAGTTGATTTATTATAATCTGCCATGTTTGTTCCTTAAACTATTGTTTTACCTGCTTTAACCGCTACGTCAATCTTTTGGATAGACAAAGGGTTGCCGTTAATGTCTGCTTCTAATCCAAGTTGCATAATCGTACCTTGACCGCCAGCATTGACAGAAAATCTATCAAGCACAATACCTGAGCTGTATTCAGCGATGTTGTACTCACCGATACCGTATTCATAAACGACTGCAGTATCTAAGGTATAGGTAGTCGCTTGATAGCCTTCGGTATAGTCAAAACCCCACTTAACCGCAACTGCTTGGTTAGTACCGCCAATTAAGACCCAACCAATCTTTTTGAGAATCTTGAGTTTAGTCGCAGCATCAAAATCAAAGTAGTTAGTAAAATACTGTAAACGATAAGCTGTTCCATTGTCTGAGTGTCCAAAGTACTTACCAATATAGGATGTCTGACCAATTAACAACTCTTTTGCTTGTGTAATACAAAATGATTTAGGTTGTAAGCTATCCCAAATCGTAACCCTAGCTGAACCGTCTTGTAGACGTGAGCGAGTATCAAAGCAATACACAAAGCGTGTAGTAGGTAAAGACAAAAGATAAATAGCATCTCTTTCGTGGTAAATACTTTTAACCTTGCCTAAATCTGACTCAGAAGCTATATTAGCCATCAAGTCATCACGCACATTCTTAGAGATGTCGTTCATCGGTAGCGACTTCTCTTGAATCACACGAGCAAGACTACGAACACCTGCATCAGACAAGAATAGAATATCTGTACCAATGTTTTGTACAGAGTCACGAGCAATACAACCTACGTTATAGATAATGTCTTGTAATACTAACGCAGAAGTATCAATCGGGTTAGCGTAGATAGCGGTGTTGTTACGACCAAAGATAACTAAGAATCCATTATGTGCTGCGATAGCGACAATGTTATCGCCATTGGGGAACACTTCTTGTAAATTTAAGTAACCTGCTGAACCTGTCGTAAAGTCAGAACCACGCAGTAAGTCACTGAAGTAAACAGTCTGTGTGTCTCCAACAATGTTACCAACCCAAATACGACCAAAGGCAGATAATACTGCATTAGGCTTAAATGATGCATTATTGTGATTAGCTGGTAGTGTACCAACATCACTTATCTGTTGAAAGCCAAACGTACCGCTATCGTGGTCGTGAGGATTACCGCCAGAGACAGGTAACTCATGCCATACCAACATTGGATGTCCAGCTTGTGCTAAATAAGCATGAGGCTGAAAGTCATTTACATCACCGTATGGCATTGCAGCCATCTGCCAGTTATTACCAGTTATCGTGTATGAAGCGTTTGCTGAATTTGTTGCATTTCGGACAAGACGTTGTGTAAGTGTTGCACGACCAGTGAATAACTTGTTATTGCCAGCCGATATAATTGTATTGCTTCCACCATCTACTACCTCCATCATTGCTTCAATCGGATTAGACCCTAAGTCGCTGTTGGTAGCGTTCAGCGGAGTCCAGCCCCGTCTTGCACCGATACGACCATAGCGGTCAATAACGCAGTTCTGTGCTTTTAATGCAAAGCCAGAAGACAGCGTAATGCTACTTTCCTGCAAATTCAAACCATAGAACCCCGGAGCAGCTATGGACGAAGTCTGTAACTGACCAGCCATTATAGATGCTCCAGTAGGTAGGTTTTAGCGTTGTCTAACACTTGAATATTTTCCTTTA